CATTACCCTATTCCCTACCATCTCTAAACATCTACAAAACCCTTGTAAACATTATGTAGCGCGGCGCTTTTTTTTAGACAGCCAGCAATTATATTCTGGACAAGACCGCCTGAGGAAAAATTAGCTAATTACAAAATATGTGGTCAAATAAAGCGTGAAAATTTAACACTATCCACGCTTTATTCTGGATAATGGTTTAGCCTGTTATAATAAGCTCTTTAGCTTTTGTTTGAGCGCCACGAGAAACCGTATAATTTAAACTGACTTCCTGCATATCAAATGCACTAAAAATATCTCTTATCTCAGGCGTATCATTAATAGAAAAAACAAACTTGCCTTTAATATTTTCAAGCGCTAGAGCGATGTCATAAAAATCTTGTTTTGAAAATATACCTTTACCATAATCATTTTCATTATCCCAATATGGCGGATCAAGATAAAAAAGCATGCCATCACGATCATACCGCTTTATAAAGTTTTGCCACCCTAAGCATTCAATTGTAACGAACTGCAATCGCTCATGTACATCAGCTAAAATGGCTTCAACACGAGATAAATTAAATCGACTGCCGCCAGATTTATCAACGCCATAAGTGCCGCCCATTCCGCCAAAACTTGTCTTTTGCAAATAAAGAAAACGAGCGGCTCTTTCTAAATCAGTAAGACTGTCTGCATTAGCGTTTTTAAGCCTATCAAAATCAGCTCTGCTGCTGAGTTGAAACTTTAAAGTTTCAATGAATTGCGGGTAATGTCTTTGTAAAATCCTGAATAGATTTGAAACATCTTTTGATATGTCATTGATAACTTCAGTTTTTGGTCGTCTATCACGCCTAAAAAACACACCACCCATTCCGCAGAAAACCTCAGCATATCCTGTATGTGGTGTTGCATTAATTATTTCAATGAGTTGCTTTGCGAGCTTACTTTTACCACCTAAATATGGCGCTGGAGGCAGGCAAGATGCAACTTCATTATTATTTTGTTCTTGTATTGTTCTCATTAAGGGAATCACTTATAAAGAGCCCATCACATGTGATGAAGGGATGGGACAAGTTATATTTTCTTGATTGTCAGGCAGGTTTATTTTGCAGAATTTGCTGCCTTTAAGAGTGTTTATCCACTCTTATCCATCCCACTTCCATCCATTTTGCCTCAACCGTTTTACAACGGTTAAAAGAACCAAAATAGCAAAAGCAACAATGTAATAATCTAAAGCTCTAATATTTTGTTCAACGATTGGCGAGCCGATAGTTAAATGCGTATTTGCGCCTATGACAGCATATGGCAAAATACAAACACAAAGGCTATCAATAACTGTATCAAGACCACGCCAACCTTGCATGATAAGCTCAATGCCACCTGTATAAATTACAGGTAAAGCTATATATAAAAGCTCTTTTTTCGGTAAGTCCTCTGTTAAAGGATAAGTAATCAAGCTGCAAATCAACCATAAAATCAGCAGTCCAATTAATCCATGACTAAGCTGATTAGCCCCTTGTAAATATGGCTTCGCAAAGAAGTCACTAGGATTAAAAAGAGGCGTTCCAAACAAACGATAAAGAACACAAACAAAAAGCCATAAGCCAGTTGCAACAATCAAAATTTGATCCGCATTTGAGAAATAATTATGCATGTTTACGCAGCCTTTTCCAAATTAAACACATCCATCGGGTTATCGTTCACAGCTTCAAAAATTTGATAAACACTTTCAAGATCGCCTGTAACTTTTTTATCATAATCTGCCAAAACAGCATGACCTTGATCCACAAGCATCTGATTAATGCTCACAGGTAAGTTTGAGCTATTCAAAAAATCAGAAAGGCGATAAAGCAAGATTAAATCTCGTCTATATTTTCCGACTTTAAACGACCACTCAAACCCAGAATAAGTAAATATACTATCAGGCTTTGCTTTTTTTGATAGAACAACAGGACGCATAATAAGCTGTTGTCCTTTGATAAGTTCTAAAAAAGCTGCACGCGCTTTTTTGCCTTTTTCACGTTCACTACCACGAATTTCAAATGCATTGATCCCAAAAAGTCTGCACTTTTTCACAACAGATTGATTTGAGAGTGTAAGCATATCCACCAATAATGTATCAGCATCATAAACCCACTTTGTTGTAAAATGGCGGATTTTCACAGGGGCAAAGGGGCCAATTAAACCATGATGCTCTGAGTAATAATACATTTATTTATTCTTTATATGCTTCAGCCCAAAACCGATATTGATCATAAACTCAACTAATTTTGAAGGCGTTGGTGAAGGTGGTATAGGAGTGAGTGTTTTAAGAAATTTTCGATATATATCGCTAGCATATTCAGAGCAGATATCACCGTTTTTCTTATTAAACTTCAGTCCAAACCCAGCTCTTAACGCATCTGCATAAGAATAAGGTTTTCCTAACCGCGACATGCTATAGTTTCTCATTTCTTGTGAGAAAGGAGGCTTGAGAATTGGTATCCAATCGAAATCACCAACTTCACTCATTGCTCTTATTTGCACGCCGCGAAATTCTTTTGCTTCCAAAATGAACAAGCGCTCATCAAGCCAAATTGCTATCGCGACATGCGACCAGCTACCGCCAGTCACATGGGTGATGATGCGCCCAATAAAACTTGAAGGTCTAAAAGCAATCAGATCACCCGTTCTTATGCTTTCACGAATATCCGAATAGTAATTAGTCACTATTAAGCGCCCTCAGAGCTTGCTAAAATTTTCGAAACAATCGTGCTATCGGTCAAAGCTTCAGCGACAACATTTTCAAGCCCTTTCAAAGAAGCCGTCAAAACAACTTCACCACTCTTGATTTTTTCAAGAAAACCAGCTGCTATTTCAGTTAAATTAGCGTCTGGTGACAGGCTCTGAAGAATAGCCTTTTTCGTGTCGATAAAAGCGGCGGCCTTATCTGCTTTATCTGCTTTAGAAGCAGCGTCCAGCGCCACCATATCCGCTAGTTGAATGGCAACTAAAAGTCCCGCAACATCAGCCTGTATGCCTAAAAAAGACAATGTATCGCGCCCTGTTGCTTGGGCTATTTCCGTGCGCAAATTTTCTTTCGGATCTTCTTTAATTTTGAAATTACTACCAATCATTTTACTATCCTTTAAAAATTTTAATTCTTAATGTAAGAGCCGTCACTACCCAAAATATTAAACGCTAGATTAGTATCTTTAGCGTTATTGCTAAAATTGCTTCCGGTGGAATTAATTCTACCGCCGTCACGAGCATATAACCCATAAACACTACAATCACTTATGCTTGCATTATCCAAATGAATAACTGCGTCGTGTGTAGCAACCGCGCCATTATCGCAGTCTGAAATTGTTGTCAGGCCACCATCGGAGTACGCTATAATCGTTGAGCTGTATCCATACAAACCCAACAAACAATTGCTTAAGTCAGCATTACGCACGTCAACTCGGCTATTCTCTGCGGCCTCAACTCCGTGCTGAAATCCTGAAATATTTATATTATTTGCTTCTACAGAAGAGTTCCTTGCAGCTATTCCGTAACTGTGTTCTACTTTGTTATTTTGAGACTTTGTGACTAAACCGTTTAAAATAGCGTGCGAGTTGCCATCGATTATAGCTGAAAATTTAGCATTTAATGAATTAATATTTTCACCCACAAATCTTGAGTGTGTATTTAAAAAAATAGGTGAACAAACATCTTCAAAAAGAAGGCTTCCAGGCTGACTAACAACATTTGAAAAAGAAAGTTTAAGGCCTTTAAGTTCAGAATTTCCAGCGATACCAATGATTTTAAACCCTGAAAACTCAAGGTGTTTAATATTCCTAAAATCAACTATTGCTTTACTTGAACTTGAACTATTTAAGCGTAAAATACAACTTTGAGGATTAGTAACATTACCAATAATTTTAATTAAATCAGCATACGGTTGCTGAGAGATCACAAGAGAGTCAATTATATGCTCGCCATCCTCAACTTTAATAATAACAGGGGATATGATTACTTTACCTTTAAGACTATTCCACGCTTCTTGGATGGTTTCAAAATCACCGTGAACTCCCACATGTATAGTGTGTTCATTGTAAATAAAATTACTATTACTTATAACACCCTTAGGTGACAGCACCTGCGCTTCTATCCAATTAATTTGCTCGCCAGCTTGACCAGAAATAGCTGAATAAGTTTTATAGCTGTCTTCTTCTAATGCATGTTTAAATGCTGCGCCGTTATTGGCGTAATAATAAAGGCCATCATCGCCTTTGATTGCATTAGAAAGATATTCAGATTGCTGACTATCAGCTAGAATATTTAAAGAATTGTAAGCCAATTTCAGGCTTTCAAAGCCTTCCATATTTAAGACACTATCAACAGCACTATCCACACGACCATCTAAATTACTAGCTGTTTGTTCAAGCTGGCTTGCACGCCTGAAATGTTCATCAGCAGCATGTGCTATTGCTTCTACAGCAGCACTCATATTCGCTTCTAAAGATTGGCCTTCTTTAAAAAAACCGCGCACCTGCTCAACACGTTCTGCAACCGATGGTAATGTGTTTTCTTCACTCATCTTTATCACCTATTTCTTCTATTTCAATTTTACTGAGCTTTGCTAAAGTTGCGCCATGTTGAGATTTTAAAACACCAACAAGCTCCGCCAATAATTCATTGGACTTTTCTTGCTCTTTTTGCTGTGTCTCTTGACTTTTATTTAAACCTTCAAAAGATCGAGCGATTGACTTTAATTGCTTTTCATTTCGCTCCATAGAGCTTCTTAAAAGCTTTATTTCTTCAGCTATATCTTTCGCTAAAGAATGAACTTGATTTTCAAGCGTTTTTGTCATCGCCCAATCCAGTCTATTAATTATCTAATAATTAATCAGCCATAACCTCGACAGGTGCAACACCGTTTAATGCGTTAAAAAATGTAGCTGAAAAATCAGCACCCACATTACCAATAGAGGCAGCAAGAGCTGACAATTCACCTTGAGACGCAGCGGCGATATTTGTTCGCGCTACACTTTGCTGCTCAGATGTTAAATTTTGTGTTTCGCTATAGGAAACTTTTGTTTTTAATTTTGCTAAAAGAGCACCGAGACCGCTTTCACTATTTGTTAGCTCTGCAGCCAGCTCTTTCAAAGTATCAAAGGCCTCACCAGCACCGCCAATAATTTCGTCTTTAACAGCAGATTTTGCTTGATCGATTAAAGAAAAAACCTTCGAAGCTGACAAAACATCAGTTTCGGAAGTGCCACCATCATTAATTTGACTAAATTGATTAATTTGGGATTGCAATTGAGTGAGCTTATTTGACATCTGATTAAGCTCTTGCCCGGTCAGATTTTTATTAGTATTAATTTGAGTTGCAATATCTTGTGCAAGTGTATGAATGCGAACTTCTAAAGTTGTTGCCATAACATATTCCTTATTTTAAATAATTTTGAAAAGTAGATGAAAAATCATCTGCGACAGTAGGGTCGTCATGGTGATAACGCATATGGCGCAACACCATCCTTGCTTGCCCTTCAAGCAATTTTGCTTGAACAGCCAACAATTCTTTATTTTGCTCTTCAAGAGCGGAAATTCTTAAATGAGCCTCTAAATCTATTTGTGAGCCAATCGAAACTTCAAAAACATCTGCTGGCAATCCTTTAAGGATTAGAACGCATCTGAATATAAAATCAGAAACATCTGATAGCTGAAAACGCGGGCTATCAGGCCATGCAAAAACGGCAAATAAAGTACCGTCATCCAAATACGCCCCAATTTCAGAAACATTTTTTGTTTCAGGAGAAGCATAGGTTAAACCTAAAATAAGCGTTTTATTTTGCTGAGTGGCGCTAGTAACTGGCACGCGAACAAATTCACCTTGCAACGCCGTTTCAGCACCTGTCACTTCATATTGCGCATTGCCAAAACCAATCTCTTTAATTGAGATTTTAAAGCCGTTATTTTCAGCAGAAAAAGCAGCTTTAATGCCAGCATCTGTCACCGTTAAATTAATGCTCATGAGGCAACCCCCATGGACATATCAACAATATTGATGCCGCCAAGCGATGCGCCAACACCAAGCTTTTGAACAGCATCATTTTGCATTTTACCTATGCTATTTTGCTGCTGGATAGCGTGAAAAGAAGCGCCAATCCCAATGCTTACATCAGATTTCAAGCCAATACGAAACGCAATATGTTGACTTTGACGCTTTGTATTTTCAATCATTCTCAACGCTTGCAGCTGCACTTTGCGTGAAAGCAACATAAGCGCATCTTCAAAAATCTGCTCATTCACAAAAACAGTGACTTCATGCGTACCTGCTTGCGCCATTGGCTCTTGTTCAAACCATTGCTTCCATTCAACGGTCATGCCTAACAATTCAAGCCCTAGCTTTGTGCCAACGACTAAGCCCTTAAGAGCTTTTAGTTCATAACTACGCGTTAAAAGCCGTCTTATATGTGTTTCAGAAAGACCAGGCTCGATATATTCCTCCAAAGAGCTTTCAGCAATTAAAGCAGGTAATTTTTCCGCTTCAACATTAGTTAAATCATGACGAAACACATAAGACTGCGCTGGTCGTTCATTAATGAGTTCCAATGCAGCTTGGACAATAGCCTTATGCTTCTCATCCGCCACCCCTAAACCAATGACAGGCTCAACCACTATATCAGCCATTTCACGCCTCCCTCATCTCAATCGAACCGAGAGTGAAATTTCGATAAGTTGTTTTAGGTAGCTCTTGATAAATCAAATCAACAGCTTCAGCATGAATAACGCCAGCTACATTTTTGATCTGGGATGTAATTGCAAGTGGCGCAACATACCCACCTAAAACTTGTCGCCATGCGTCAAATACAGCCTCAATTTCAGCCTTAACTTTTTCTTGAATAGCAGTAGCATCGCCTTCAAACCAAACGATAAAATCTAAAGCGCCACCATGCTCTTCCAAAGGCTTGATCGCCACTCGATCTCCCATTGGACGACCTGTTTCAGGATCTAATTTCTTCAAAACAGCGGCTTGCTCTTCTTCATTTGCATGAACATGCGACATTAAAAGATAAATGTCGATATAGCAGGGTTGAGGACTATCCACATAAATATCTAAAATCTCAGGATTAACGTCCAGAACATCTTGTTTATATCCTTCACCAGGCCCTGCATTGGAAATACGCTCAGAGCTATGCGCCATGCGATAGCGCAAGCGCTCAGTATCTTCAATATCTGCCCCATCACCACTTTCAGTGACATTATAAACTTGCGCTATACCCGCAATAGGACTTTGAAGAAGATTGATTGACCTTACAGCAAAGCCATTGCCAATAACCCCAGAAATATTAGAAATTGCAGAAATATTAGCCTCATTAACACCACCATCTAAAATCAAATCAGCTTCTAAAGAAAAGCTTACTATGCCATTATTGGCTGTAACCGTCGTGCCAGCTGGCACTATAATTTGGCCTTCATATCCTTCAACACGGACAAATCTTAAAGTCGTGCGTGCATAAGAAGGTTGCAGCTGATACACATTTTTATTTGCACCCATGGCAACCAAATAAGGTTCAAGAGCAAAGGCAACAAGATTGTTTTCATGAGCAACTTGTTCATCACCACCACGTAGCGCAAGCGCATATGCAATCGCTTCAAAGACAAACATTTCTGATTGCCCTCGATAAACCTCACGCCCTGTTAAGTCTTGAAACTTTGAAAGAAGATTTTCCAAGCACACATTCGCGTCACTTTCCGCGAACTTTGGTGCGCCCTTAGCAATCACATCCTCCAATGTTAAGGCCTCAATCGTCATGCTGAAGCCTCATTCACTATTGTAACGCGGTATATTTCGCCATCGACACTTTCAAGTGGCTTCCACGCAATTTCAATGGAAAAATGGTGAACATCTTCCATTGAAACTATTACATTTTCTACAACTATGCGCGTAACTTGCTCTTGTAAAGCAAGCCAAATATCGCGCGTCGCCATAGGGATAAATTCAGCTGGAGAACGGTCTACATAATCATAAATCTCAACCCCTTTTTCAAGATCTAAAGGAGCACTACCTTTCGGCGTTAGCACAACATTATAAATCTCTTGCAAGAGATCATCCACACCCACAACAACAGCGCCATCACTAGGCGCGTCAAAATTAACATGCGACTGCCAATGCAAATAGTTAATTTTATCTTTATGGGGTGTGACGTGATTAAGTTGCACTTTAACATCCTTTAATATGCTAAATGCAAACTATCTTTTTAAATTAGCCCTGATTATAAATAGTCTGTAAAGCAACTATTCCTAAAAAAAAGACTTAAGCAGGTGTACCAGATGTAGCTGTGCCAACTACAACATCTTTATGCTTATGTGTATCACTAATATCAACGCTATTACAAGTTATAGAGCCCTCGACTTTCACATCACCTTTTAGAATAATTTCACCGCCTTCAATAATCTTTTTTGCACTACCACTGATATGCATTTCACCTGTTTTCTTATTATAAACAATTTTTGTATCGCCAAAAATCTCCACTCTTTCATCAGGATTGCTAGATGGGGCAGGATGCTCTTTATTAAAAATACTGCCAATACCAACACCTGTACCGCCATCCCAATCAATAAGAGCTGCATATTGATCGCCTAAGTCAGGCATGTCATAGGCTGGTGTTTTACTACCTGCACGAGATGGAATATTGATCCATGGTGAAATAACCCCATCTTCATCTTCAATTTTTAATCTTACTTGACTGCCTTTTCTTTCGACGACAGTACCATTAATAAAGGGCAGTTGCGGTGAGCTATCATTAATACGATCATCCATCATAAATCTCCTACACGCTTTATATCAGCCGAAGTTGAATAGCCTTGAGAGCGCGTAATAGAATGACGTGTTGGCCCAGCTAAATATTTACCTTCATAACGTCCAAAACTATTATCTAGACCAATTGTTAATCCGCTAATAACACTTGTCATGCCAACAAGATCCAAGCTACCCGTCATTTTAATGTCATTAGCCTTTTTTAAACGTGCTTCTGCAAGCCGCTGTGCTTGCTCTTCATTTTCCACCCGCTCTTTAATGACCAATTCATCGCCAGTCTCCACCTCATCATCTTTTGCAAGTGCTTCTAAAAGCCGATTTTCAAGACTATCCTTATATTGCACTTTTGCTGTTGAATATGTTTGTGCTGTCTCTTCTGTCATATCCCATGATTTTAAAAAATCATCATGAATTAAAGAAAATAAGTGAGAGGAGGCTTGCTCTTCTATGCTTTCACGACTTGTGAAAACTGCTTGTGTTCCCTTAACCGCAAAATAATGGCCTGTATCTTCTGCAATTCTTTTTAAAAACTGCAAACGCCTTTCACGCCGCCTTGTAATGCGTGTATAGCTAATATCCTCAATATCACCCACATGGCTTAAACCTGCCTCAGCAAGCTCTTGCTTTACAATTTCGCTTAATTTCTGATTTTCAAATGCTTTTGTTTCAAGTGTTCTAAGCTTTTTAGAAGTTGCAGTAGATGTTGCTTGAATAGTAAATTTATCGCCACCGCGCGAACCGCTGCCCTTTGGCGCATCGCATTCAAATTGCCCACACGGCAATAAAACGCCACCAACATATCCAATAGAAGCTTCTATAATATCATGTTTTTGTGGGCCATTTTTTGCGCGATAAAGACCATTAGCATCTTGCAGCTCAATATCAATGCTATCGCTTTTTCCATGAAACTCGTCTGTATAAGTAAAAGAGAGCACATCACTCATAAAAGCGCTTGAAACTATATCGCCATTAATAGTTAGCTGTAAAATAGGTTGCGGTAAAATGAGTGCCATTCTATCTTTTCCATGGTGGCAAATTAAGCTCAGCTATTTCTTCTTGTTCTAAAAATGGGATTTTAATTATTTCACCACCTTTAAAAACTGTCGGCGTAGCTTCACCTTTTAAAAAATATTGATCATGATTAGCTTTTTGGATTTGCGTTAAATATTTGATATTGCCATAATATTTTTGGCTTAACATATCCCAGCGCTCACCAGCTTTTGCCTCATGATATAAAAAATCAGCCATCAAACCTTACCGCCTTGTTAATGGGTTAATAGCAGCTTTTGCAGCAATGCCCGCAGGCGTATTAGAAAAACTTAGTCCAGCCATTAAAGTCGCTTCCACCAAATCCATTGAAGCAGAAAATTGAACAATTTTTCCAGAAGATGTTGTCCTTTTTGTCGTGACGTCAAGTTTTTCAACTGTATATTTAATAGCATCAAAATCACCATTGCCAAAAACCAGCGGCAAAGGCGTTGATAGCTTATAAGCAGCTTTTAATTTAAGCAGCTCTGCTTGCGGATCACAAAACTTTTCACAGCAATAAAAATCAAGCTTTTGAATATCCAAAGCTTGCCCCATTTTTTGCACAACAGGCTTACCACTCACAACCGCATGCTTAACTAAATCATTGCTATAGCTATCATTTTTATTGGTTGGAGCTGTCCAAGCAGAAACACCTAATTTTATATCATCACCTAAATAAGCAAACATAAGATTTCCTAATATTCTTTATTCGCGTTTCGTGCAATTTCTTGCTCAACAATTTTTGCAATTTTAACCCGATGCTCTTCTAAAAGCTGTGCAAATTCTTTTTGTGTTTTTTCGTCCGCATTACCATTAACGGTTAAATTAACGCTACCATCAATTTGAATAGCTACTGGCTGATTTACTTGACTTTGAGGTTGATTTGGAGCGGCTGTTAAAGCTGCTACATTTTGACGATAAGCCATCTGTTGCTGCGCTACTAAAAAAGGCTTTTGCGCTTGCCCTGCCTGCATTGCAGGAGCAGCCATAGAAACACCGTTTAAACTAGCAGCAGCTAGCGTTGCCCCCGCAGCCAAGCGCATTGCTTTTACCATTGGCTCAGCTTTAATTGACCCTGCAATTGTTTCGCCAAATTTTAACTTGTGAATATCTTTAAGAGGCCCCGTTTTTGCAGGGCTAGAGGGCAAATGGTTTCTTAATTCTTGCGTGACTTTACGCATTTCAGCAACAACAATTTGTGCTTTTGCACGCATGCCAGCTGCCAAAGTTTCCATCATGCGACCGCCTTGATAACTAAAATCAACAGATTGCAACAATGCTAACGCGCTGTTAACGGATGATCCTATGATTTGTGGCAAGCCTTGCGCTTTTGCATTTAATGCAGCAAATGACCCCTCCAAACTTTGCGCAGCTTTTGCTGCTTGAATAAGAGATTGAGGATCGTGAATTTGTTGCTTTTCTTGTTTAGGCTTTTTCTCACCACCGCCAAAAAAACTGAATGAGGGCATTTCAGGGATAAGATCCCAAAGCGATTGCGCCTTTTCAGCTATCCAATCATAAGCTGACTGAAAGCTATTGATTAATCCATCAAATTTAAAGTCTGGAATAAACTCGAGCCAACGGATAGGCGATAGATAGCTTGCCCAATTTAAAACCTTAAACACATTATCCCATGTGAAAATCGAGAATACTTTATCCCAGCTAAACCCTGGGATAAATTCTAACCAGCGAATGGGCGATAAATAGCTTGTCCAATTTAAAACCTTAAGCACATTATCCCATGTGAAAATCGAAAACACTTTATCCCAGCTAAACCCTGGAATAAATTCTAACCAGCGAATAGGCGATAAATAGCTGATCCAATTTAAAACCTTGAAAACACTATCCCAACTAAATTCTGGAATTAGAGATGAAAAATCAAAATTTTTCACACTATCCCATTGGCGCATAAACCATTCGCCGATGGCATCCCAATTTTTATAAACAAGATAAGCGCCATAAGCTAGTGCGGCAATTGCCGCAACAATAAGCCCAATCGGCCCTGCAGCTATAGAAAGCCCAATAAGGCCTTTTGCGAGCAAAGCAAAGCCTGTCACAATCCCCATGAGTGTTGATAAAAAAGGAATAGCAACTAAAACAGCTGCAAGCCTATTCCAACCGCCAAGCGCATCCGCTGCTATTTGCAAATAACCTGCCATTTTTTTAACAGCTGATACAAAACCTTTACCAACTTCCCAAGCCGCCGTGAGCGTTTCAACAATATTGTCTGAAATTGTTTTTGCCCATTCTTTCAATGAGCCGTCTGCTTGCATTTCTTTAAATGTGTCTAACAGCGTTTTTGCTTTGTCCTTAATAAAATCAAAAAGACCTGCATTCATCACCATGAGCTGAAATTGCTGTGCAATATCAGCGATATTGGTTTTAATCCCTGCAAAACTTTTTGAGAATTTTTCAGAAGAGCCAGCAGCGCGTTCGCCCATCAATTCAATTAAATCTTTAATAACATCACGACCAAGCTTGCCTTTACTTGAAAGCTCTTGAAGCTCACCAGCGGTCATATTATATTTTTTACCCAATAAATCCCAAACAGGAACACCGCGCTCAATGAGTTGCAAAGCTTCTTCTCCTTGCAACTTACCCTTTGTCCATGCTTGACCAAGTGCAAGTGTTAAACCTGAAAGATGTTCAGCCCCTTGACCACTCATAGCCATAGTATCTACCAACGCCATAAATGTGCCGTCCATTGGATCAAGCCCAAAGGTTTTTAAATTTGCAAAACCTTCAACAACTTGATCAAGTTGCAAAGGTGTTTTCGTTGCAAAATCAGTAATCCAGTCCATGGATTTACTTGCTTTTTCAGAACTTCCTTCTAAAGCTTCAAGTCGGATTTGATAGCCTTCAAAAGCTTCAGCAACATTGAGCATCGGCATTGTGGCTGCAAGGGCAGAACCTGTTAGGCCTGCGAAAATCCCACCAGCAGCAAGCGCTCCCTTGCCAATTTTATTAATACCTGCGCCAACATTTTTAAATGCAGAACCAGCATTATTTTTAAACTTTTTCACATCGCCAATGATGCCTTTTAAAGGCTTTGAAAATTGATTATTCAGTTTAAAAATAGCTGCAATTTTCATTTAATTATCCTGACTTTCAGCTGCTTGCCTTTCATATTCTTCTTTTACAAGCAGGTTATAATTTTGAGCGTCTTCAAACTCCGCCATAAATTCAAATTCAGTCATAGCCATTAATTCACTATGGCTATAACCTTGTTGGATCATAAATTGATGATGAGCTGACGAAGAAAGAATTAGGACTTTGGGTTATCCAGATCTCCCAAATCCTCTTCCGTGCGCTCCATATTAACCGCTTCCATTAAAGCACTGATATCAGTCATATCAAGCAAATCAGAAAATTCAGCGGCGGTAAGCTTTTCACCGTCAAATTTACAAATATTAACAATCAATAATGTCTGCGCATTGATTGCTCGTTCCTCATCGCTCTTACCTTTTGCAATGCGATTTGCTTTTTTAACTTCCGAATGCATAATAAAAAGCGGATAGGTAACGGTTACGCCTGAGATGGGCAATTCGATAGAGCCTGTTTTATCTTTTCTTAGCTCTTTTTGTGCTTTTAATTTCTCAACAACACTTTGAGTTTTTGTTGCATCTGTCATTTTTCTTACCTTAAAAATAAATAAATTAGTTCCAAATATTCTCGCCACTCACCCGCGCTTTATTTGCAAATAAATCATAAAGCGTCATTGGTTCAGTGGCAGTTGCAAGGCTTTCACTTAAATAAACCGCTGAATATTCAGCTTCATATTCTTCAGCTTCACCAGGCTTTTGCTCGCCACGCTTAAATTTATTAAATTGCGCACGCACCACTGTTTTACGAACCACACTGTTGCTTTCGTCAAAACCATCTTGATTATAAACATCAACATAATCTTCGATAAAAAAGGATACAGTTTTATTTGGATTAGCAAAATGCGCATGCAATTCAGGCTCCTGAAAAGCGAGCTTTATTGAGCCTTTCAGCTCGTCCATTTGACGCGTTGGCAAATTCATTGTGAAGGTTGAGCCGAGCGTTGTATGGCTATTGGTTTTCCATGAAGGCTCTGGGATTTGAAAGCTTTTGCAAATCCCAATAAGACTTTTATCTTCAAAATAAATTGCGCCATTTGTAATTTGGCCATAATGTAGCATTGTTTTTTCTCCTTAAGCCAAAATTTATGACAACAACCCAAATGGGTTACGCGCCATTTCAATATTAATTTTACTGTTAACAGTGACGCGCTCTGCAATTGTCATATGCATCCATTCAAATGAATAATAGAACCAACCCTGCGCAATTGTGTCAGACGTTGTTAGTGCGCGATCAAATCTAAACCGCCCATCCGTGATGATTGGATTTTCTTGATTTTCACCAATGGATAAAGAGGCTAGCCATTTGTTAATACGATCTTCAATAAAATCTAAAGTTTGCGGCGGCATGTTGCGATCGCGGTATCGATCGAGATAATAAAGCAGTGTTTCGTCCAAAATATCCTGCGTATAAAGTGCATGAATAAATGTAAGCGTAGACGTGTTTGTTGGATAACCAGCTGAACGATTGCCTTCTGTTCGATACCCTTGCCCCCAGCTTTGGGACGCTGAAACAATACCATTCTGACGCGTCAATTGCGTATCATCTTGGCTATCGCCTGGTATTCGAATAATTTGCTGTGCAGGTGACCCTTTTGAATAAATTTGACGATTAGATGGTGAGTGCCAAAAACCAGCGCTGCCATCCATATTGTTGCGCATCATTACGCCTGCAAAAACTTGGCTGTAAGGAATAAGCTTTTCTTTACCTGTTGTAAAATTAATCCCATTCCAAGCAGGCCAACAAAGAAGTGCACGTAAATTATCGGTGGCAAAATCAAAACCACCCGATGTGCCTCGCGCTTGAATAACGTCATTAAGCCTGACACCAAATGGCGCATTCAAGAATGTGCGTGCTCTTGTTCGCTCACACAGCTGGATTAGCTCTTCTTTAACACCCTCTAAATGTTCATACAAAGGTGCATCGACAATTTTTGGAAAAAAACCATAATTATTATAAGCAGTGTAAGCAAGCTTAATGCCCGTAGCATTGCCCGTAGCATCATAATTGCCCATAATATCAGCATTAGTGATTTTAGTGACATCAGGTTTACCCTCACTATCTTTATGAATGTCTGGATCAAAAACATTGATACAAAGAATAGTACCAATGCCATCTTCATCCATTTCATCAAAGGCGCTATCGCAAGCTGACGGCAAAGAAAAACCATCAATATCAGGCCCTAACTTTGCAGCAATATCCGCTTCACTTTGAATAAGAATAAATTGATTGATATAAGGCTTCCTTGCTTTAGCGCTATCAAAAATTTCGTGAATAGGTGCTGTACCAATAATCACCCGCGTACTTGCTGCACGCATTTGAACAGTTGTTGAAGAAAGCGGGTCGTGATTAATTTCTACACCAAAATATTGGTTGCTCATTTAAGCCTCCTTCATCTTTTCTTTAATTATGTCGTTAGCTTCTTTTATGTCATCCACACCTGTTTTTTCTTCAAGCCATCCAGCCGCCAGCCATGACTTAGTAACAGAATGATCATCTGGCATTTCAATATCCGTTTCAGGGACACAGTTTAATCTAATAAGCTTCACTTCCTCTCCACTTTCTTCTTTCACGCGCAAAGCAGCATTTTGATACGGGCCTGTATAAGTATATTTCTTCATTCTTCTAACCTTTTATATGCGGTGTAATACGGTGGTGCTCGCGTCGATTTATACTTGGCAGCTCACATGAAACTTCAAAAAGCCAATGCCACAACCCTTCATTTTGAGCGAGCAACTTGTCACTTTCTAATACCAGCTCTAAACCTTGCGTTTTAAAACCTTGGATAGCGTCTCTTATTGTTTCCATTTCCGAATAACGACCATGATGACCGCTTAAACTTCGCGTCAAATAATGCACTGCGAAGCGAATAGTTCGATTTTGCGTGCCAAATGCTGAGCTGCTTTGACCTTTAAAATCACTCGCTGAATAGTGAACTAAAACAGCATTTTGAATATTTGCTGTGTCAAAATTGGTGACATCATCTGGAAAAGGCTGAACAAGCCAATTAACGCCACCAAATTTTTTCAAACGCTCAACAATATCTTCTTCAATTTTTTGAATAACTGACATACTACCAGCCTTCTAAAAGTTGAGATGTTTGCACACCACTATCAACAATATGGATTTTTTGAGCGCTTGAAACGGGCAATATCGCAACTTCTTCTTCACCCTCAAGATCCGTTGCAGGCGCTAAATTAAACTTGCCACTTTGAACATCTTTTAAAAAAGCAATCGCTTCTTTACAACGCTTCTCAACATCATCTGATACTTGCGAGGCATTGCCCGCTTCTGTACGAAAACGAAAACGGGCAATATCACAGGCATAGCCCTTTAAAGGCTCAGGCATTGTTGCAACCTCTCTCAACCAAGGATATTTAGCTGCTACATAACCAACAACAAGCTCAGAAACATAATTAAAAACAGATGCAATCTTCAACTCATCAAATTGCACACCGACATCTGAATTATGTCGCCCATCACCTGCTATTTGACGCATTTCCGCATCGCCAAATTTTGCAACCATATCCTCGATAGTTAAAAGGCTAACCGCCATTTCAAACAACCTCTTTTACAAATGCTTCAAGCTTTTTAGCTTCTTCTTTGCTGAGAACCACTTTTTTACCTGCACTCAAGCGAAGCGGATAAACAAGCTCATAAAGCTTTTCATCACCTTCATATTGCGCAGCTATTACTTGCAATTTTTCATCAGAAACTTGAGACTGACTATCTCCTAAAGGTGAACCAATTAGATCATTAACATCATTTTGACCGTCACCTTTTGGATTAGTTGGTTTTTTACTTGTCATATCACCCTCCAAATTCAGCTTAAAAATTAAACAGCGTTTTTGATTAAAAAGCCTGCTCGGTTGGCAACAATCATCTCACGAACACTTTCGGCTGAGCGGACTAAAACCCCACCTTTAAAACCAATATTTGCTGATAGCGTACCGCCAACACGACCGCCATGCTGTGCAGTAAAACCAAAAGTCACACCGCCTGATGTGTCGGCTGTACGGTTGATATATTGGCCTGATACACTACCGCCCCAACACCGCTCTAGCCTTGGCGCAAGACCAGGCTTATTAATATTAACCCGTGCGCTACCCACTAAAATACGATTGACTTCCAAAAGCTCTGCAAGCTGCTCACGCGTGACGCGGCCTTGATCGCCACTATTTTTATAAACAGCCTTTACGATTTTGGGATGCTTTCTAATCGCGCGCCACGCTGACTGACCAAATGTCAGTTGATTTGGCTTTATCAAACAGGCATCCATCATTTCTTCAATGATTGAGACAGGATCACTATTTTCTTTTAAAAAAGATAAACCATCATCCAAGGCCACCACATTATCTTCATGATAATTATCAGGATTAGTAACCACGTTGGCAGCACGGATTTCACGATCAAGAAGAATAATATCGGTAGCACGTTCAACCGCTTTATTGCGTGGGTCGAAACCATCATCTTCAGCTTCTTCGATGGTCACATTATCAAGCGGAATATCAATAGCATGATCATCAACACTACCATCTTTTTCACGACCTTCAATCTCTACACGATTAGGCTCTGAACGGCGGCCAACTTTCGTATTTGGCACGGTAAATGCATCCGCTTCATCATAAGTTTGCCATTTAAAACTACGCTTTTGAACGGGAACACGAGGCAAGACTTCATCAGCAATAAAAACTTCATCAGGATTTTTATAAGATATAGCAATTGCGGTTAGCGCAGGTGTTTCAGTAAACTGTCCAATATCTGACATCTTTTTTTCTCTCTATCTAATTCTTAGTTTTAAGGAGCAATTTGCGGCTGGATCAACACATCACCATAACTACCTTCAACGCCATCATCTAAAGCAATACCAATAGCACGATCACCAGAAGCAGCTTTAACAGCCCGACCGTCAGCATCCGACTTAACAAAACTCCAAGCACTCACATCACCGCCAAAATCAAGCCTATGAATGCCAGTTAAAGCAACATCAACAACATCACCTTTTTGACCGCCGCGAATGCCGCTTACTCCAACAGCGACATCAGATGCATTTGCTTGCTTTACAGCACTAGCTTCAGATCCAGCAGCAACAATGCGCCTCTCACTAATTTCGTTTTCAGCACTAAATGCTTTAATAATGCCCATTGAATTATGCATCGTGACCTCCTTCTTGGATTTTATTGAGAGCATCAGAAGCTGACATAAATTGACCTGCATCACGTGCTTTTGAAACTAAATCATCGATTTGCACTGACAACGCATAAGCATCATCTTGATCGCCTGACTTCACGCCACCACCCTCAAGAGCGGCACTCATATCAACAATTTTGGGCAGAGCTGATAAAGCATCTTTCAGCGCTTTTTGCGGTGTCTTCTTTTCATTTTCAGAAAAAGAAAGCTCTTCTTCGCCATCTAAATGCGTAAGAGCAAAAGAAAGATCATCAACCATACAAGGTAAGATGCGCGCCTCACCTGCTAAGCTCTCACAAAAAGCAACATGCTCTTTTCTTTGCAATTCAGCTTCACGCTCTTTAATTGCTTTTTCACGCGCTTCTAACTCTTTCAAGCGCTCTTCATCGTCAGCTGCCATATCGACCTCTTTTTTTATATCTGCTTTTTTTTCAGTAAATTGCTGTGTGGTTTTTTCAGGATCTTCCTTACCATGATGATCCGAAAGCCACTTTATATCCCATACTGGCAATGCTTTATCAGCACTTTCCATTCCAAATTTTTCAATTAAAAACTCGCGAAATGTTCCGAAAATATCCGCAACATCCTTAAAGCCTTTATCAGCAAACTCGAAGGTAACAACTTCACTGTCATCGCCAGCAAACTCAACAGGTTTAAGGCCAGGGATTGCAGGCGCAGCTGCCCCTAAAAAACCAACATGCTTTAAACTAAGTTGACCTTGGTTCGGATTAGAAGGGCTATTTGGCTTATAAAAACTAGGACTTATTTTTTTGTAAGCGCCATTTTTGACCGCCTCGGCAAAATCTTGGTTGATTTCGTCAAGTTCAGCAATAAGAACACCCTGCTCATCACTAAAACTAAGTGACTTCACCCACGCATAAGCTGGGTCATCTGTCTTTGGATGCCCGATAACAGCAGGCGCTTTTGACGTACTGGAATTATATCCACTTGCAACAGATCTTAGATCTTCAGCGTTGAAGCTGACCTCTTCACCACTCATAGCAGTGAAGCTACCCACCTTTGCAATTTCAATAAATTTTGTTTCTTCAGCCAAAATAAAAGCCCTTAAAAAATGAATTTCAAGGGCAGCTTATAAAAAACAAATCACATAGATTATAAATAGACTATAAAGCGTTTAATCGATTAAATTTAAGAGAAATATACGCGCACATGATTATATCATATGATTGAGTACGTCAAATAGGCTAAAATTAAAAAACTAACACCCATCTAACGCGCTATAAATCTTTTTCAGCTAAAATCATACCAGAAAGACAAAAACTTTCTTTAAAACGCAAATTTAAGGCTAGTTAATTTCAAACCAATTTTCCATCACTTTTTGAATGCGGCTCTTACCATCTTCGCCAAAACCAAAATGAGGACGCGCAGGTACACTCACTTTTTTATTCACGCCAGCTTTCCCTCCAAAATGTAATAACCCAGCTTGAGGCGCATTTGAGCCAACAGCAGCTTCTTTTGATGAATGCTTTTGTGTAATGCTTTCAAAATAATTGCCTTCACGAACCAACTTTCTTTGGTTGCCATAGCCCTTTTTATTTTTATCCACTTTTGTCACAGGTGACAAATCCGTCCAAGCAACGCCATCAGGAGAGCGTTCATTTTGAAAGCTTTCCTCAGTTATTGAAAACATTTCAGCAGCAATATTTTTCATCAACCCGTTTGTATTTTCAGATTTTTGCAACAATTTTCGCGCCTCTTTCATAAAGGCTTCATCATCAATTTCAATCTCAATACCAGCCACTTGATTTTTTCCTCTTTTTGGGGTATTTTTAAGATGTTACGTGGAGAACCTGGTGGATAAGGTAATGTAAATTCCGTAACCAACAAGTCGCAGCCACTATGCGGCTTTTTATTTTTCTTCTCTTCTATAAATCAAAGCGCCTTTTCTTTTAGATATGGCTGTATTTATTTTAGCCTTTCCTGTTTTAAGATTTGTTGCTGCAAAAGCTGTATTTCCATACCAAAACCCCTTTTTATCATAAGAAAAAACAATAACGCTTGCTGTTTTCTCATCATAACGCAAATAATAACGTTTTAAAATAAGCTTACCCTTAGGATCTCTTTCCCAGTGTAGCCAAATTTCATCAGGATCTTTTAATGCAGCCGCCACACGTAGCATATGTGTTTCGCGACCTGCCTTTTTCGTTTTCAGTTTTCCAGCTTTACCTACACGCAAAAGACTATCAGAAATAATAAGAGCTTGCCCAGCTTTATCTCTAAATAAAGCTGCTTGATCCAATGTTGCCCCAAATTCCATCAAGAATTTTTGAGCTATCTCTTCCTCACTTAAATTTTTATCTAAATCTGGAATATTGGAACGCGGTGCTGCTGGCGGAAATGGTAGTAAATCCTTTTCTTGATTATCCATATCAACAGGAATAGTTGCGGTACGTCTTAATTTTGGTACAAGCCCCTCCACCCAGCTTTTGCCTGGTGCGTAAGCCCACCCAAGCCCAATACCTTCAGGCACTTTAAGCATTTCACCTGTAACAGGATCTTTTTGAGTGACATAGTTTATTGTAGGGCTTTTATCAGGCGTAGTTTTACCCATCCGCTCCAAATCATAAGCGGTTAGTGATTTAACGCCACAGCTACAACCCCAGTCGTTAATTGGATAATGCGTATCCCAAAAAGGATCATCATGCTTTAAAACTAAACCATCCCAGCCTTGATGAACCTCTCTTGGATCGCTTGGCCTGCGCGTTTTTGCCCACTGATATTGCCAAAATGGACGCAGCTTAACAATATCAGGATCTTTCATTTGTTGAAAACGACCAGCGGCATAGGCCGTGCGCATATTTGTACGATAAATAATATTAGCGCGCCACTTTTCACCGCCTGTATATGTCCAGCCATGCTTTTCAGCGATATCACCAAATTCTTTCCTAAAAGCCTCGATGCCACCTTCAAATTTAAACCCTGTGCGATAAACCGCATCATGCAGATCAGCAAGCAAATCTTCTTGCATTGCACCTGCAACGATGAAAGCGCGATCATGCGCGTGATGCATAATATCAGCCCATGTTTTCGTTGGTATTTTGACTTTATTTTTAAAAAACTCAATTTTTTCTTCAAAAGTAAAATCTTTAGTGCTTTTAGAAGAAAATTCTTGTTCGCCCACTTCATCTAAAACAGATGAACGTCCTAGTAGATGAGCTAAAATCAATCCACTTGCTAAATGGTTAGAAAAATTATTAAAATCCGTTTGCGCATAAATGTCTAAAAGATGGCGTGAAAAATCTTGCTTGCTAGATGCGACATCAATCGCCTGCTCGACTTTTTTCAACCAAGCATTAACAGTTTCGCCAAGTAGCTTTCCAGTCTCATGTTCTGCAAGCTCTAATTCACTTTTTTTTTGAGAAAAACAAATAGATTGATCCGCTGCAAAATTGGCAGGCTCATCCTCCTCACTTTCATCTAATTTTGAGGGTGTTTTTTTGTTTGAAATTTCACGCGATTGAACAGCGACTAATTCAGCGCCAAACACTTCTTCTAAATAAGCTTGCTCATCTTTAAACGCGTAACCACTTTGCTTAAGCTGCTCAATATTGCGTAAATCAAGTGACTGGCGTTCTGCTGTCTTTATTTTCTGCTCTTCTATGAGCGTTTCATTTTGCGGCCTAGGACGATAAACATTTGGCACTTTTGCATTAGGAAAATTAATCTTTGTTAGCCATCTAAAAATGGTTGAGGATAGTGTTGAGGACAACATATCGCCATCGCTATCTACAAGTTTTTCTGTTATTTCTGAATGCGCTTCTGTGGCAGCGCGTGAACCGCCGTCACGGATGTTGGTTGAAAGAGTTTCTCCAAGAACGGCTTCACTTATTTGTTCATCCCAATAACGACACCAATTTTCATAACCAGCATCACCAGATCGCTTAGCCTCTAAAAAATCAACTTCCGATCCTAAAGGCATGGCAATAACACCATCTTTTGTCAGCCTTTGAGCATTTTCAATCATCTGATCAATATCTGCGTCAGATGAACCAGGCAAAAATTTAATAGCAGGAATAGGAGAACCAAACCGATTTAAAAAATTAAGCCAAAAATCAACACCATTATTTTTGAAATAGACAGGCCAAAATAAATTATGGCCTAACCCACGGCCATAAGCATCACTACCATCAATATTATGGCGATGAACAATAAATTTTGCAGGCGGTAATTCAATACCATTTAAATAGTTGTTTTGCGTTAAAAGCCGTGGCTTCCATTCTTTGTCAAAAACAAATCGGCGCTGATTATGTGACACAACACGTTTAATTGTTAGATATTTGCCCGCCCGCATCCATTCAATTTCAGCGATTGAATATCCCTTTACAACAGCATCAGAAAGACCATAAGTCAACGCATCAAACCCGCTCATACGTTGCTCTGGTAGCTCTAAATCACCGCTATCATGTGTTAATGTGGGCAATAAATCTTCAATGAATTTTGCAGCATCTATGTCTTGCTGGTCGTCACTAGCAGGCTCAACAACCCAATTTCGCGCGATAAGCTGCGTTCTTCTTTTTTGAATAACAGCATGCACATGGGGATCGCGCATCAATTCTTCATATATTTTAAGTCCTTTGCCACCGCCCTTTTTAATTAACACATCGTCTTTAGAAGCTAAAATATTGGATAAAGCAGTTTGAGTGATGTCATTGCCAACTGTTGCAATGATTTGCCTTCCTTTAGCTGGTACTGTGCTACGGCCTTGCGGGTACTTTCCCCATGGAGAATTATTGTTCATTATCTAAACCCATTTAAGTTAAATGCACTGTGGCTTTTTTGCGGTCGTCTAAAAATTGATGAAGAAGCAGCAGTTTCAGCCATTGCAAGCGCATTGGAATAAATCATTTCTAAACAATCCGGTCCATCGTCATGATCGGCGTGTGGAAATTGCTGAATTTGATTAATCAAAGTAGAATGACTTTGACTAAAACGGATCATACCATCAGCAACAGGGGGTTGAAGTCGCATAATTCGCAAATTTTTATCTGTAACAGGTTGAATAGGCTTGCAAGGCATTGCCACATTGGCTTTTGCACTGCGCTTCACAAGTTCTGTACGCAAAAACTCTTGATATTGAATAGTTTCGACAAACCACATTAAACAATTATACTGGCGCTGCATTTGGATAGCATCAGCAATAATGATATCAGGTAATCGCCTAACAATAGAAGCCTCAACCACATCCATTACTTTTGTTTTCAAATCAACGCCAACCACTAAAATAGCAGAAGGATCTCTATGTCGGTTTTGTCGTCCAAGACTGGGATCAATACCGCCGAAATAAATCCAGTCACGGCTTTCTTGCACCCAAAAGGAAAGACTTTTAAAGGGGGCATCTTCAGAAATTGGATTGTTTTGATATTCGCTTTCAAAAGCCGCATGACTATCAGCTCTTTGACACATTAAAAAATACAAGCCTTGCGTTTTTGGCCAATTCAGCTTTGCACCATCGCACATCGCTTCTTTATTTTGCTCATAAAAACGTTGTGCTGATAATTCACCTTTTGATAAATAAATCTCTTCCCATTTTTCCCACAAATCCATCCGTTTTGGCCATTCCAAAATAGCGCGGAAAATATGACGTTGCCATCCAGGCTTATTTGCCAAGCGGACAATCACAGCATCATGGTGAAGCACTGTTCCTAAATAAATAAAATCCATTGAGCCATCAGTTGGACCAAGTTTTAAAAGCGATCTGAAAATATAATTCATAAGCTTATCGCGCAGCTTTGGATTTTCCACTTCCTCGTCATTTTCCAAATCATCACAAATTACAAGATCTGGTCTGTAAGGTCCATGCCGCCGCCCACGTATTTTCTTTAACGCACCAAAAGCCTCAACCATACGATTATTTTTCGTGATAATCTTATCTTCCCGCCATTTTCTGGTCTTCCCAGTCGCACCTGGAAAATCATAGCTTAAGCGTGGATTAATCTCTAATTCCGCTTTAATGGCCTCAAGGGCTATGGCTGCTTGATCAAATACATCCATAACAATGCAAATATAGTGCTTGCGCTCGGTCAAAAGACACCATAGCGCAAAAGCTAAATTGCCAATAGTTGATTTTGCAGCAGCACGCGGCGCAATAAACACATCCTTTTGACCTTTATCCGCCAAAACAATTTCAGGCAAAACTTCGAACATTTTTTCATGCAGATCACTAGGTTCAGAAGTTAAATAATGAGGAAAATAAGTCTCACAGAAAAAACGAAAACCATCTTTGGGACAATTGGCTTTTTCAAGACGATCAGCACGTGCTTGCTCATCCACATCAAAGGCTTCAACTGATAACTCAATTGATTTATGTAAAATATCTCTGATTTCTAAAATAGCTTTAGAAAACTCTTTTTTTGAAACCCGCTTCCTCAAATTCCTCATTGATAAACCTCAACAAGTGTCTCTGAAAATGGCTCTAAAACAGCCATAAATAGCTCAATTTCTTTTGGATGGTTTTGACGAATAAACTCAGCCAGCATTTTAAGCACATCCATAGCAACACCAAGCTCTGAAATTTTTGGCGCTAATTTACCAGCAGAAGCAACAACTTTACTCATTGTGTCGCTGGCAAGCGTAAGCTGTTTTATTTTATCTTCACTGCTTAATTCTTGATTTTGTTCAACTTCTTTTATCTGCTGTTCTAAAAGTTGAATTATCACCATAGCAGCACTAGTTGTGACTTGCTCTAAACCATCACCTGCAATTACATTTGCAGAGCGCGCTTTATCCCAGTCATCACCACTAGTTTTTGCTTCTCTTTTCCATCGCCTGATTGTATCAGCATTTTTACCCAGTTCTTTCGCAATACTTGTGCAAGCCATACGCTTAAAAATAAATAAATTACGCGCTTCAGTTTTGATCTTCAAGGCTTCAACTTTATTATTCATAGCCCCAGCCTTTCACGAATAAAAGCTGCAACCACGGCAACTAAAACAGCCGTAAATCCGCCAATCAACCACTTATGACGACTAGTGACCACTTCAATTTTTCGAAGGCGATAATCTAGACTTTCACCTTCTTCTTTTAAGTTATCGATATCTTTTTGTGTAGCTTGGTTATTACCATCAATTTTTTTATCTAAATGAGATAAACGAATATCTAGCGTTTCGCGTAAGCCGCGCAAATTTTCATTAATACTGCCAAGCTCCCGATGAAGACTATTGTCATCACTCACCATGATCTCCTTCAATATTAATTCTTTTTGGAAAAGGAATGACTTGTCCAAAAACTTCTGCATTTTGCTCACGAAGAGCTAGATAACGCGCTACACTCTCCGCAAACGCCTCAGCATGTATTAAAGCTTCTTGAAAATAACGCCGCTCTTCTTCAGTTAAAGATTGAGATAAACGACTATCTTCCAGTAAGTCACCAACTGAATTTAACACGCGATTAAGCTCTGCGCTTGCAAACTTACAATCCATTATCGCTCCTCATGATTTTTTCTATTTTTTTCAGAAGCTCTATAGCAAGCAACCTTTTCATCATTTGCTCTTGTGAGCGCCTTTGATAGCTTAACTGCAGTTTTTACAGGGCCATCATTTTGATTGCGATTGGCATGAACACGCGTTCCGCATTGAGATGCCAATTTCGGATATTTTTTTAAAAGCTTGATTTTATGCTCATAGGCTTCTTTTTGTGATTGCAACAGCTTTTGAATATTGTTTGCTTGTGGCTGACTAGTCGTAGCGCAAGCTATCAAGCAAGTTGCGACTAGCATCATCAAAACACATTTCGCTATCAGGCTTTGCAAGCATTTCTTTAACTTCATCTTCTAAATTTTCCATTTGAATTTGAGCCTGCTGAAGCTCTTGACGTAATTCACTATTTGTTAATTGATTTTTTTGACGAGCTTGAAGTTCATGCTCTAAGAAATCCTGCCAATATAATCCAAGCTCTTCACGCACATCTTCCTCAAGCCTAATATTGACTTGCAATTGCTCAGCCCGCCATTCAGCATGCGCCGCTTTCACAGCAGATCTTTCAATGCTTGATTTTAAAGGCAAGAAGACAAGAAAAAGAACAATAATCATCGATCCTCTAAACGAAGCCGCTTTTTGAAAAAGAAGAGCTAACATTAAACTTCTCCTTGATCTGAATAATAAGGATCAGAATAATAACGGCGCTCACTTGCCCATCTGGACTGCTTTGCGTGCCAATCCATCCCAAAAGCCGCTGTCGCAAACGCCCAAACTGGAATAGTTGCGATCTTCAAGATATCGATCATAAGATCAGCGACTTCTCTTTCCTCAAAGAATACAAAAACACAACATATTATAACAAGCATCCACCATAACAGCAGATGAAAACAGGCAATTTCGCGCTTATAAGTTCGGATAGGCTTTTCTGAATTCATTTTCGCAACCACTTCTTTTTTCCATGACGGAAACCAGCGATATTGCCAAGCTCATCCCTTGCCACATCAAAACTTGGACAAGCTTTTGCAGCATATTGATTATGCCCTGATATCCGCTTGATTTGCGGATTTACTGCAACCAAATCCATTATAAAGCGCAACATTGCTTGTCGCTGCAAAGCCGTACGCGTATCTTTTGGACGACCATCAACATCGACCCCACCTACATAAACAATACCAAGGCTTTTATGATTACGACCTTTGCAATGCGCCCCATTTACACTGACAGAGCGCCCCTCCCAAATATGACCATCAAGCCCAAAACCAAAATGATAGCCGATATCACTAAAACCTCGCTCTAAATGCCAGCCTTTGATTGTCTCAGGCGATACCTCACGCCCTTCAGGGGTTGCAGAACAATGAATTATAATTTCTGTAAATCTTTTTGGAATTTTATAATCGGCAAAATTCGACATAACAGGGTAAGGAGGCTTAAAATCACCTCGCTTAAAACCATCAAACCCTTGATCCAACAATGGATGCTCATCATAATGATGAGGTGGCTCAGCTTCATCTATAGCAGCCATATTTGCACGCGCTGTTTGATCACCATATCGACCATCTACGCGACCTGCATTAAAGCCTAATTCATTCAGACGTGCTTGCAGCTTTTTTACACGGGGATTTGACATAACATACCTCAAGTTAATTGCTTGAGATAAGTTACAACTTTAAAATATGTTGAATTATATACAGTCTATAATCAGAAAAGACTTAACTGATTATCATCTTGCCGCTGTCCTTTTGGGCAAGGAATGCCTTCATCTTTTAAGGCTCTTTTTATTTGATAAACCCGACCTTGTGACATCTTAAGAACAACCGCAATTTGCTGCGCTGTTCTTCCTTCTGCTGTAAGCTTTTTCACATCATCTCGTTTAGAAGCATTATGATCAGATTTCGCGCTAATATATATCGTGTCACCAGCATAAAACTCTACAAGTTTTAAGGCCTCTTCCTCAGTAAAAATATTGAGGCTAGGATTTTTTGCATTATGCGGCACATAAAAATGTGTGCATGGGTAATGCTGAATAAGTTTTGTCGCGATATCACTACCGCAAACGTCGGCAACATCGCACATATCGCCATTAAAATTAATGTTATCTTGATGCATGTTACAACTGCCATTTAAAAATGATTAATACAGTCGCTATGCGTTAAACGTTTTCCAAATTTTTATATTTATATTTATTGCCGCTAAAATAAGCCTTTTTTATAAAATTGGCAAGGGGATAATCTTACACAATATCTTTTATAGACTCTTCAACATCAGACTTACCTGCAATTTTATAATTTTCTTTTAAGTTAAATAAGGAGGTTGCGGATAAAGCTTTGAAAAAAGAGACCATTCCATGCCCAAATAAAATACACCCTATAGGAAGAATGGCACCTAATAATGAAATATAAATATTACATTTTATAGGAACGTATTTAATTACTAACAGCAGCTCTAAAAGCCAAAATTCACTTTGCGACTTACCAATACTACCCGTTGCCAAAGATATGAAGCTAAATAAAGAAAGTAAAACAATGAAACGTAAGTCTAAGTTATATCTAAAAAATTCCAGTCTCCACCTTTGAAAAGGTCCGACTTCTTTTTTCAACGTCTCAGTATATTTTTTAACATCATCCTCATTGAAAAAAGAATTGTCTTCTAACTTTTTTAACTTCAAAAAATATGGTAAAAACTTAAGCCTTTTATAATCAGCGGTGTTTTGTATGACTTCTTCACTTTGACCTTTTAAAGCTTCATTAATGCAAGCGGTTATTTCAGACTGTATCTGATTTCGATATCGATAACGCTCTAAGCCTATATATGCAATTGAAATGGTAAATGAAGCAGCATGAAGCGGTTGCAAAAATACAAGGTGGTCAAAAAAGTCTATAGCCATAAAATTTAATAAAAGCCTTATGCAAAAACATGACTGTCAGAATTATTCCAAAGTTTCTCAAAAGCATCATGTAAAGTTTTAGAAAAGTCTAAATCCCCAAAAGCAGCTATAGCGGAGGGCAATTGTTTATTTTTCTCAAAACGATAATTATTGCCATTAACAACAAAGTGATAACCAATTTTTTTCTTTAAATCTTCTCTCATTTTTTTAAACTGAATATCCTTATGAGTAGAATATTTACTAATAAACATATGATCTTTCTTATCAATTTTATCTTGATCATCCAAAAGAATACGTATTTTATTATCTTTTGTTCCGAGAAAAGATTCAATATTTTGCAAAACACCAGGATTACAAAAAACAGATGCATTTAACGTTCCAGACAAAACATTGATAGTTCCCTGGCCATATTTAAAGAGGTTTTCAATAAGAACAGCAGCATGATCATGTGAATTATTAAAAATAATCTCACCATTTTTTGTCATAACAGCATTCTCAACAATAGCGCGGTATTCATCTAATGTCATTATGTGATCTCCCATCAAATATTCTATGCCCCTTTTAAATAATAAAAAAACATATAACAATGCTTTTTTTCATTACCTTTTCAAAAAAAAACGGTGTAATGCGCAAAGTTACTTATAAATCTCGTGATTTTCTCTTATTATTCAATAGATTCACTGCTAATTAGTTAATATACATTAAGAACGTTGTCTTTTTTATTGTCAAATCAAATTTTTTAATAAGAATAATAGAATTGAGCAGCAAGAGGATTATTTTAATAAAAAATCAAGTTTATAAAGAATCAAAAGATTTTTTCAAATGATTGACATCATTTAACCATTTGTGCAATGTCGTTCACATTACGCCCCCTGCCTCTGCTCTCAGCATGTAGGGGTTTTCTATTACAGATCAAACCCGTGTTCTTTAGCCGCCAAAACTCTTAAAAGAGCTGTTGCACCAGCCATTTTTTCAACTGATTTATTAGGAAACTCTAAACCTTCTGGTGCTTCAACTTCAATATTATTGTACGCTCTAAAGTCAACCCCTTCCAAATCCATAATGTGAGCGGCATAATCGCTTGCATCTCGAATATCTAAATATAAATCAGATAGCATTTTCCAAGCCGTTGGCGGCGGACTAGTTTTATTTCGACACCAATCCTTTATTTTACTTTCGGTAACGCCGAAAAATTCCG